TATAGGTAGAGATGTTAAGAATTGTCACCCTAGAAAAAGTGTACATATAGTTGAAGAAATTATTGAAAAATTTAGAAATGGAGAACAAGATTTTGTTGAGTTTTGGATAAATAAACCTGGATTATTTATTTATATTTCTTATTCTGCTGTTAAAGATGAAAATGGTAAATTTAGAGGTATTTTAGAGATGATGCAAGATTGTACAAGAATTCGTTCACTTCAAGGTTCACAAACTCTATTAAATTGGGAAAGTGCTAACTTAGATAATAAACCTGTTGAAGAAAAAAAAGAAGAAACAAAATCAGAAGAACATAATGTTAAGATTGATTTAGATAAAATTGATGGAAATACTTATTTAAAAGATTTAATTAAAGTGTATCCTAAATTAAAAGAAGATATGGTTAAAATTTCTGAAAATTTTAAGCTTTTACAAACTCCATTAGCAGCAGTAATGTTGCCTACTGTTACTCTTAAAAAAGCAAGTGAAAGAGGAGAAGTTGAATTGAATACTTTAATTGAAAAAATTAAGGAAATTATTAAAACTTATTAGATAGAATATAAAATAAGGAGGTTCAAAATAACCTCCTTAAATTGTAAAATAAACCACTTGCTATGCGAGTGGTTCAAAAAAGTCAGAAGGCTATGATGCGATATTAGTTCTCCTTTGATATAATAAAGAAGGTCTGCCAAAACCAACTAAAATATCAAAGGAGGTCCCTATGGACAAAAATAGTTTAGCACATACAAAGTGGAATTGTAAATATCATATAGTATTTACACCAAAATATAGAAGACAAGCAATATATGGAAAGATAAAAAAAGATATAGGAGCAATATTAAGAAAACTTTGTGAATTTAAAGGAGTAGAAATAATAGAAGCAAGTGCATGTGTAGACCATATACATATGTTAGTGAGCATACCACCAAAGATAGCAGTATCAACATTTATGGGATATTTAAAGGGAAAAAGTTCATTAATGATATTTGATAGGTATGCGAACTTAAAATATAAATATGGGAATAGAACTTTTTGGTGCAGAGGATATTATGTAGATACAGTGGGAAGAAATAAGGAAAGGATAGCTCAATACATAAAGAACCAAATAGAAGAAGATAAAATAATGGATCAAATGACATTAAAAGAATATTTTGATCCTTTCAATGTTGAAAAGAAATAAAAACAAGAGCTATTTTAATAGCTGAATGGGGCTATACGCGAAAGGCAGACCAATTGTAAGGCTTTAGCCTCAAGCTTGTAGCATTGCCTTTTAGGCATAGAGCAAACCACCACTTGAAGTGGTGGTTTGTGATTTTTAAAATTCCTCTTGCTTTTTATTTGAAAATAAAGTATATTTTTAGTATTAAATATATTTTATTGGGGAGTGAATATGTTGAAATTATGTGATGAGAATAAAGAAAGTATAAAATTTAGATTTTTAGGTAGTAATGAAATTGATGCAAGAGATTTATCTAAGTTTTTAGATGCAACAGTAACAACTTTTGAAAAAATTGTAAATAACTCAGAACAAGATGCTTTTATCAAATTAAATATCTCTGCAATAGAAAAAGGGAGTTTTTTAATTGAACTAGTTTCTTTAATAAGTAAGAAACTTCCTAAAATTTTTGAAACAATAAAAAATTCAAAAGAAATTATTGGGGCTTTTAAAGAATTTTTAGAGATAAAAGAAAAATTGAAAGATAAAAATATAGAAGCTAAAGAAGATGGACTATATTATAAAGATACTAAAAAAATTGAAAATTATTATTATAAACCAACTATGATTATTATGGGAGATGCTAAAGCCAAAAAAGAAGTTGATGAAGCTTTAAGAAATTTTGCTATCAATCTTCCAAAAGAAAGAGAATTGAATATAGAAACTTCTATGGGAAATTTTAAAATAGATGATGAAGTAAAAGAAAATATAATAGAACCTCTTCCTGAAAAAGAGAACGAAAAAATAGTAACTCATGACACTTATAAAAGAGAAGTTATTGTAAAAAAACCAGATTTACCTTGCCAATCAATGTGGGAATTAATTACTGATAAAGTAATCAAAGCAACTATATTAGATGAAGATTTTAAAAAGTTAGTTATAGATAATAAAATAAAATTTGGAAATTCTGATAAATTGCTAGTTGATATTGAGGAAATAAAAACAGTAGATAAAGATTTAAATGTTTTAGATGTTCATTATAATGTTATAAAAGTTTACCTTAAAAATGATATAGAGCAAAAATCATTGTTTTAAAGAACCTATTTAATGGTTCTTTTTCTTTTATAAAAGTTTTTCTTGACTTTTGAGTACCATAAGTATATAATTGTTTTATGGAACTCAAAAGCGAGGTGATGGATATGGGTTCAAAAATGGGTAGACCTGTTATGGGAAGTCCAAAAACTAATGATATTAAAGTAAGAATTGATGATGAAACTTTAAAAGAATTACTTAAATATTGTGAAAAAAATGGAATAACAAAAGCAGAAGCTATAAGGCAGGGTATTCATTTGTTATTAAAAAAATAGAACACTTAGGAGCGTGTCAGCAAACTCAATCCTAAATGTTCTGGCATAAGAAGTTACCCTCTTATGAAATCTATTATATCATAAGGGAGTACTTCTATCAATTATATTTTGAATGGAGGTATTTTTTTATGTATGCAAATATGGAGAAAGTAATCAAAGAAAGTAGAAAACACTTAACAACTCATTATGATATGACAACTGAACAACTTAATAATATTAGGGATAATTCAAAAGGCATCTTTGAAATGATAGGAACAGCTTTTATGTTTGGTTTTGGACAAGGTATGAAATATCAAAAGAAAAGAGGTAAGGTGAGAAAACAATGAATGAATTAAAAATTATAGATGAAAGAGAATTATTAGGAAAACAATTAAGAATATATGGAGATTTTCAAAATCCATTATTTTTAGCAAAAGATGTTGCTGAATGGATAGAGCATAGTAATGTTACTAAAATGTTAAATGGTATTGATAAAACTGAAAAAATAGTAATAAAGATACCCTCTAACAATTTGTTAGTGGGTCTACAAAGCAATACAGAATATACATTTTTAACAGAAGAAGGTTTATATGAAGTTTTAATGCAAAGTAGAAAACCAATAGCAAAAGAATTTAAAAAGAAAGTTAAAGAAATATTAAAAGATGTTAGAAAATATGGAATGTATGCCACAGATGAATTATTAGACAACCCAGATTTAATAATAAAAATGGCAACTAGATTAAAAGAAGAAAAAGCTAAAAATAAAGAGCTTGAAGATAAGATGAAAGAAGATAAGCCAAAAGTATTATTTGCAGATGCAGTAGCAACTTCTCAATCATCAATATTAGTTGGAGATTTAGCAAAGATATTAAAACAAAATGGGATAGAAACAGGACAAAAAAGATTATTTTCAAAATTAAGAGATGAGGGCTATTTGATAAAACAAAATGGGATGTCATACAATATGCCAACTCAAAAATCAATGGAGTTAGAATTATTTGAAATAAAAGAAACAGCAGTAACACATTCAGATGGACATATTTCAATAAATAAGACAGTAAAGGTTACTGGAAAAGGGCAACAATATTTTATTAATTTATTCTTAAATGAAAAAATTGCATAATTAAATTAAGAGGAGAAGTTAAAATATCTCCTCTTTTTTATTGTAAGAAAGGAGGTTAAAATGGCAAAGACTATTGGTGTATTACTTAGTTTAAAAGACCAGTTTACAACACCATTACAGAAAGCAACTAAGAGTGTTAAGAATATGGATAGACAACTTGAAAAAGCTGGAAACCAAGTAAAAGCATTTGGTAGAAAAATAAAAAATGGAATGAAGACAGTTGCTAAATGGGCAGCAGTTGGATTTGGTGCATTGACTGCTGGTGCAGTTTTATTTGCTAAACAATCCATTGATGCAGCCAAAGACCAGGTAAGAATTGAAAAGTTACTTGAAACTACGATGAAACGGACAAGCAATGCAAGTAAAGAGCAAATACAAGCAATAAAAGATGAAGCTAGTGCATTACAAAATGTTGGTATAGTTGGAGATGAAGTTGCACTTGCTGGAGCAAATCAATTAGCTGTTTATGGGTTAAGAAGTGACCAAATTAAAAAATTAATGCCTAACTTAAATGATATGATAGCTAAAGAAAAAGGTTTAAATGGAACTCAAGAAGATGCTGTTGCTATGGCTGATGTTATCGGCAAGGCTATGAATGGTAAAACAAAAGGTCTTTTAAAATATGGAGTATCATTAACAGCAGCTGAGGAAAAACTATTTAAAACTATGAAACAAGAGCAAAGAATGGAGTTTATTAGTAAAAAGTTAAATGAATCTATTGGTGGAACAAATAAGGCTCTTCGTGAAACAGATGAAGGTAAAATTGTAGCTGCTAAAAATGCTTGGGGAGATATGAAAGAAGAGGTAGGGAAAAAACTACTACCATATCTTGGAAAGTTTGCTGAATGGTTTGAAACTAAAATACCAGCTATTCAAAATTTTATTTTAGGAATTGCTGATAAAATTCAAGAATTAGTTACAAGAGCAGAACCTTATATAACACAAATTAAGGATATGTTTGGAAAAATATTTGAAAAAGTTAAACCAGCATTAGAAGAAACTTGGCAAATATTATCAAATGCTGGAACTGTTGCAATAGATATAGCACAAGGCATAATAAATAATTGGGATAGAATAAGTCCTATTGTTTATACTCTTGTTGGAGCAATAACTGCATATAATATTGCAACAACAATAAGAAATAACAAGGAGTTAATTTATGCAGGAATTATAAAAACTAAAATGGCTTTAGATACTGCACAAGCAATCCTTACTGGACAATTAACGATAAAACAATGGGCTTTAAATGCCGCAATGAATGCAAACCCAATAGGAATAGTTATAGGAGCTATTGCCTTGTTGGTTGGTGGTATATGGTTATTATGCAAAAACTGGGACTTAGTTAAAAAGAAAACTATAGAATTATGGAGAAAACTGGATAATAATCCATTAGGCAAGGTACTTAAATTTATAATTAAGTTTGGCAACCCTGTTGGTGCTATGATTAACGCATTCTTATTTTTAAAAGATGTGATTACTCAAAATTGGGAGACTATTAAAGATTTTGCTATGACTTTATGGGATAACTTAGTTGGTGCATTTAATTATGTGAAAGATGTTATATTAGGTGTTTGTGATGTGGTTGGTGGGATATTTACTGCTATTTGGGATGGAGTTGTAAAGGCATTAGATAAGTTGAAAGAGGGTTTTAATAAAGTAACAGATTTTATTACTGGTGCTTTTATGAGTGCTTGGGATAGCTTAATGAAAGCATTAGATGCTATATTACACCCAATTGAAACAGCTAAAAAAGCCTTTGGTGGACTAATTGATAAGTTGAAATTTTGGAATAATACAAAAGCTGAAGATAAAACAATTAATATCAATGAGGTTAAGAGAACAGATAATATAGGTGGAAGTAATAAAACTGGTATAACTACAAGCACAGTTAAAAATCCTAGACATGCTTTGGGTACTGCATACTTTAAAGGTGGAGTAACAGGAATTAACGAGGGTGGAAGAGATGAAACTGCTATATTACCTGCTGGAACTAAAATTTTAAGTCATGAAGAAGGTAAGGTTATAGAAAAAAAGAATAACAAATCTATAACTGTAAATATCCATATTGATGGTAATTTCATTGGAGAAAAAGAACATATGGAAAAATATGGAGAATATACAGCAAATAAGATTTTAGCAGCTTTAAATAATATGTAGGATAGGAGATAAGAAAATGAATATAATTTTTATAGTTGAAGATAATGGAGTACAGTTAGAGACAGTTAATATTCCAGTAGTTCAAAATATAGAACCTGTAAACTGTGAAACAGAGGATGAAGAATTTACAACTATTAATGGAAAAAAATTAAATTTAATTGGTGGCAAAGGACTTAGAAACTTTTCATTTTCTTCTTTTTTTCCTAGTAAATTATATAGTTTTGTAAATTTTTTAAATTATAAAAAACCTAAATATTATATTGAATTTTTTGAAAAGTATAGAGATGCAAGAGTACCTTTAAGAATTATTATAGTTGATAAGTACAGAGTAGTCTTAAATATGCTATGTAGATATAATTTTACTTATTCTTTTAGAGATAAGGCTGGAGATGTTCCATATACTTTAGATATAAAAGAATATATTTTACCTGATAATGGTGATGACAATGTATAAGACAATAGTAAAAGAAATAGATGTAACCAATTATATAAGAGATTTAACCTGGAGAGATAGCATTGATACATTAGGAGTTGAGATAAGTTTTGAACTTGCAGTAAATAAGTTTGATAAAAATTTATCTTTTCTCTATGACATTACTTTGGGTGATCCAGTTCAAATAATCAATGACAAAGGAGAAACATTAGTACAAGCTATTATAGTATCAGAAAGTCCTAATGGAAAGACTACATCATTTACTGCTTATGATATGGCTTGGTACTTGAATAAGTCAACTGTGATAAAACAATTTAAAAAAATGGTAGGGAATGACTGTATTAAGTCCTTATGCAGTGAAATTGGAATAAAAGTTGAAGTAAGTGGATTAGATACTAAGATAGATAAAATTTACAAGGATAAGACTATCTCAGACATTATTTATGATATCATAGAACAATGTTCACAATTCAATTCTAAAAAATTTTTTATTGAGTATGATAAAGGTACTTTAAAAGTAGGACCATTCAAAAAGATAAAAGTTACTGGACAATATGAAATGCATAAAAATGCTTATATAGATGTAGCTAAAAATATTGGAGAGGTTTCACTTAGTAGGTCAATAGTTGATATGAAAAATTCAATCCTGGTTATAACACAAAATAAAAAAGCAGTTAGAACAGTAGGAAAAGAGCAAGATAATGAAAGTATTAAAAAGTATGGTATGTTACAGGAAGTGGTAACACTTGATGAAAAGGAACATAAAAAAGCTAAACTTGTTGCAAAAAATGAGTTAAAAAAATTAAATAAAATTACAGAAGACTTTTCTATTGATGTCTTAGGTGATGATAAGGTTAAGAGTGGTAGAGTCATTGATATAGACATACCACTTTTTAATTTAAAAGGTGAGTATCTAATAAAAGAAAGTTCTCACAGTGTACAGAATGGAATCCACAGAATAAATTTAAAATTGGAGGTGTTTAATGAGTGAGTGAAAACAAAAAATCTTGGGATATAGCAGTAGCAGAGAAGTTCAAGGAAAGAGAAAATCCAAGTCCAATAGGTGCTGTATTAGGTAAGATTTTAAAGCCTCTCCCTGACATCTCTATTGAGCTTTTAAATGGTTATGGTGTTATTGATAGTGATAAAATTTATTTATCCAATGCAATAACTAATAGATTGGCTATTGAATGCACTATGAAAGAATTTGAAAGTCAAGGTAATAAATCAACTACTTGCAAAATTAATGATTTAAACACAGATGGAGCAGGTAGTGATAGTAACGGAGATACTAATTTAAGTTTATCAGGACATAGTGGTACTTATGCTGATAGTTCAAGCGAAAAAGATAACAAAGATAAAGGTAAATTTATATTACAGACTGTATTCCATTTAAAAAAAGATATGTTTGTGTTAGTCATACCTAATTTTGAAGAGGATAAATTTTTTATTGTAGATGTATTTAATTATGCACCAGAGGTGAGTTTAGAATGGGAATATTACCAAAAATAGATTTTGTTGATTACTCTAAACAAGACATAACTAATGGTAAAAATAGTAATGGTAAAACATTTTTAATAGACTTTCAAAAAAAGAAGTTATTAAAAAGTAATGGACAATTAATAAAAACAGATGATGAAAGAGCTGTTAGAATGTGGATTGAAAAGGTTCTTTTAACTGAAAAATATAAATGGAATATTTATAAATATAATGGACCTAATCAATATGGGATGAAATATAAGGCTATGTTACTTAGTCAAAGATTTCCTACACCTGTTTTATATAGTGAGTTTGAGAGAGAATTAACAGAAACAATTAAGAAAAATAAACAGATAATAGAAATTAGAAATATTGATATAAAGTTAGAAAAACATACCTTGAAAACAAAATTTGAAGTAGTGTTAAAAGACTTCAAAGCATTTGAATGGGAGGGGTATCTATGATAATAAAAAAAGAATGGAAAGAAATTTTAAAAAATATGCTTAACCAGGTAAATGATGAATATGATAAGACAGAAGGAAGCTTATTTTATGACAACTTAGCACCTGTAAGCATTGAGATTGAAGAAATAAGAAAAACATTGGAATACATATTTTTAAACTCATTTGCAGAAACAGCAGAAGGTGAGTATTTAGACAATATATGTAAAGAGGTAGGAGTATTTAGGAGAAAAGCAACTAAGTCAAAAGGTACTGTGACTATAAAAGGAGTACCAGGAACAGTTGTAGAAGTAGGGACAAAAGTTGCAAGTGATACCTATATCTATTTAACGACACAAGAAAAAATAATATCTGCTGCTGGAAGTGTTGAAGTACCTATTGAAAGTGAAAAGTATGGGAAAATATATAATATTCCAAAAGGAACTATTACAAATTTTCCTGTAACTATTCCAGGATTAAATGAAGTGATAAATAATTCTGAAACTGTTGATGGTTATGATGGAGAAACAGATGATGAATTAAGAGAAAGATATTATTTCAAAGTTAGAGAACCAGTAACATCTGGTAATATTTATCATTATAAAAAATGGGCTTTTGAAGTTGAAGGAGTAGGAGGAGTTAAAGTTTTTCCATTATGGAATGGAAATGGTACTGTAAAGGTAGTTGTAGTAAACAGTGATATTCATGAAGCTGATGAAACTTTACTAAAAAGAGTAAGAGATTATTTAGAAGAAGTCAGACCAATAGGGGCTACTGTTACAGTAAAAAGTGCAATAGGTAAAGCTATATCAATTTCAGGTACTGTTAAAATTTCTAAAAATATAAAATTTGATGAAGTAAAAACAGAGTTTGAAACAAAAGTAAAAGAATATTTTAGAAAAGTAGGATTTAAACAGGATTATGTGAGTTATGCACAATTAGGAAATATCTTATTAAATATTCCTGGTGTAAATGACTATGATGATTTAAAGATAAATAATGCAACTTTAAATGTACAGTTAGCAGCTGAGGAGATTCCAAAATTAACAACAATCACTTTACAAAAAGAGGTGATATAGTTGGAAGCAAAAAGACTAATGAGGCATATGCCAAAGTATTATAGAGGTATTTTAGAAATAACTTTATTACAAAAAGTAATAGAAAAAGAATTAGATACAGTTGATTTAATCTCAAAAGATGTATTAAATCAATTTTTTATTTATACAGCAACCTGGTCATTACCAATTTGGGAAAGAATATTTGGTTTGAGTGTTGGAGATAAAACAAGCAATATTGAAGAAAGAAGAGAGAATTTAATTTCTAAGTTAAGAAGTTATGGAACTACTACAAAAGAGATGATAGCAAGAGTTGCTAAAACTTTTACAAATGGAGAAATTGAAGTTGTAGAAGATAATTCAAACTATGCTTTTAAAATACTATTTACCTCTATTGTTGGAATACCTAAAAATATTGAAAACTTTAAGGCAGTAATAGAAGTTATAAAACCTGCACATTTGAATTTTAGTATTGAGTTTAGATATAACACACATAACCAGGTAGCTTATTTATTGCATAATTCTTTAAAATTAAAAACTCACAAACAAATTTATGACACTAGATTATATGAAGATAGTGCAGTAGTAGGTAAGTATCATAAACATAATGAAGTAGGAAATTTAAAAAATAATGAGTTAAAAACTAAAACACATAAAAATATCTATGATGAAAGGAGATAAATAAAATGGCAAAGTATACTGAAAATATAAGATTAGCACAACCAGAAGGAAGCGATTATTATGATATTGAAGTATTTAATCACAATTCAGAATTGATAGATAAAAAAATAGGTGAAATGGATAATAGCTTATCTACAATAAAAGAAGGAGCAACAAGAGAAAAGGCTGGTATAGTACAACTTGGAACAGAAGAAGGAAAAGCATTAGAGGGAATGATGTTAGCAAGATTAGCAGGAGCTTATGGATATGGTGGCGATATACAAGATGAGGGTGTAAAAAATCCTAATTATATTTATTACGATAGAAATACTAGAAAGATGTATAAATGTTTAAAACAAAACCAAGATATTTCTGCAAATGTTGCTAATTTTGTTCCATTGGATAATAACTCACTTTTGGAGAGATTGGAAAATTTAATCAAATCTGATAATTTCAATTCTCACAATCAAGGATGGTTTCAAATAGCCAATAGGCTAATCGTTTATGGATCTTTTGAATATAAATATGGAACTTCATCTATTCAAAATTTTGAAATATCTGTATCAGTTAAAAATTGGCAAAATGCAAATGTTATTGTTTCATCGATGGATACAGACACTGGGAATACAATAAGTTCGTTTCAAGCAAGATTAATAAATAATAATACTCTAGCTGTAAAAGGAGCTAATTCTTTTTCTGGAAAAGGTGTAATCTCTTATTTAATTATAGCTAAAGTTTAAATTTCACCAACAAATGTAACAGAAAGACTTTGATTCCCTGCAGCATAAAATTCAAATGTTTTAGTGTTAGCTATTTGATCAAATCCAGTATGCATCATTTGTTTCATTAAAGAATCATCTAATTGTCCTTTATTGGCAAATCCAATAAAGTTTAGAGAGTATATTTTTTTAAAATTAGTTTTTATATATCCTGTTCTTAACCCTGAATTTCCTGAGACAAAAACTGTTTCTATAGCCACTTTTCCAATTTTAATAATGTTATTATCAGAATCGAAACTGATTAAATTTTCCAATCTATACACATTTTAAAACTCTATCTGTGATGGAACAGATAACCTGAAATACTAAATTTTTGAAAGGAGAAAAAAATGAAAACAATAAATTTTTATAAAAAAGATAAATTAATCTTTTCTGTATATGCAGAAAGTTTAGAAGATGTCTTAAAATCACCTCTTTCATACTTTCCTAACTATACTCAAGATGTTATAATTACTGATGTTTCTTATCAATATCCTATCTATAAAGATGACACACTAAGAGAAATGACAAAAGAGGAGAAAGTTAGAACTGGAATAGATGTGCAGCTAGAAGACGGAGAAATAATAAAAGATAAGAAAATTATAACAGTGCCTAAACCAATTGGAAATCCAAAGTATTTGAGTTGGAATAAAGAAAAAGGTTTATGGTTGTTAGATAATGAAAGAGAATACCAGGACTATATGAATCTAATAGATGATTTAAAGTCCAAATCATTAGCTTATGGATTTGATTATAAAGTTGGAAATGAGGTTCATAGGCAAA